TGCAAGGCATTCGAAACGGCGGGAGAAACAAGAGCCATGGGCTGCGGTCTCTCTTTGTGTTCTCCACGTCGATCATTCTTCACAATTTTCTCACGAGTCTTGCGAACCACAACGCGAGAATGGGCGCGTTTGGTACGTTGCTTTTGAGGAGCGGTGTTGGAAAATACAGCACGAAAGCGCTGCGGGCGTTGAATTTTGTTTCCGTTTTGGGGTTTCATGCTGAGCAGAGGTCTTTGTTCGTGAGGGCTGATAATGCGCCACAGTAGCCAAATCTGTTATTTAGGTCGGGGCGCAATGGGTATGGACTAAAGATCCACGGCCACCACCGCATCAATCAACTCATGGTTGATGATCAGTGGCAGGTGTGTGATCTCGTCCAACAAGGACTGAAAGTCCTGAATAATGTCCATTGTGACGTCGTAACGTTCACAAAACAGAGAATATGCCTCCAAAGTGGGTGGAGCATTCTCATCAATTTCCATGGAAAATCGCTCATATTTGTCCTCAAACTTCGCTTCGACGCCTACAAGCAGGCGTCGATAGCAGAGAATGAGTTCATATGCCATAGGAACATGATAAGCATAATGATGCTGCGATTTCAAACTACCCACCAAATATTGTCGCAAACAGTGGGTATTCTCTTGTTTACATGACCATGCGATTTTGGCGTAGAAGCGCCCGGGTTTGACTCCGGCACGCATCCCTAGATCGGTGGGCCAAATTGCACAAGAACAAAACTCGACATCGTACATTCCTGTGCAAATGCGAGGTTTTGCTGTGAATGCCCAACGATCATAGCAATCCATGATCTTCTCCAAGATGTGTTCAGTTGACCCGTAAATGGCAAAACAAGAATTGTCGCCACACAAGATAGCATGGGTCACGACGTCATAAACTCTGCGCAAAGTCATCACGACAATGCCGGTGAAGAGGCTGTTCATGGCCGACGTCTCAGGAGCACCGGAGGCACGCCTTTGACGAAATTCGTAATATACATGCTTCTTAGTGTATCCACGCTTACGACCTGCTGCCAGGTAGCACTTGCGTAGATAGTTGTCACTGAACAAGATCTGGGCCTCAAGTTGACGATGCTCGTCCGTGAACGAACTATCGTAAAACTTGGCATCACATTCGACGAAAGTTGCACCACGTTCATGGTGGCGCTGAAACCATTCGCCGATTATGGAAGGGGTCGTCGCAGATGCATAGAACAAAT